ACTTCTACGGACGACGGATACAACTTTACGGCTCGGACAATCCTGACAGTCTTAGGGGCCAGTATTTTGACGGTGTTATTCTTGACGAGATCGGTGATCAAAACCCAAAGATATGGAACGAGATTGTTCGCCCTGCTCTCGCGGATCGCATGGGTTGGGCGCTATTTCTAGGAACACCCAAGGGTGCTAACCACTTCAAAGACTTCCGAGACCGCGCTGAGAAAGAACCTGGCTGGCGACTACTTGAGTTCAAGGCTTCGCAGACGGGCATACTTCCGGAAGCTGAACTGCTCGCTGCCAAGAAAGAAATGGGCGACGACAAGTACGCTCAAGAGTTTGAATGTTCCTTCGCGGCTGCGGTCGAAGGTTCATATTACGCCGCTTTACTTAACGCTCTCCCGCCAGAAAGGTTTACGGAATTTGCGCGGGACGATCTCTGTAAGACATATACGGCGTGGGACTTGGGTGTTGGTGATTCCACGGCCATCTTCGTCTGCCAGGTCGCGGGGCAAGAGCGTCGCTTACTTGATTTCGTGGAAAACCACGGAGTCGGACTAGACTACTACGTCAACTGGATCAAGAAGAACGATTACACAAAGGCAGAGCACATCCTGCCGCACGACGTAGAGGTCAGAGAGTTGGGAACCGGTAAGAGCCGGAAAGAGGCTCTGCAAGACTTAGGACTTAACATCACAGTTTGCCCACGCATAGGTGTAGACGATGGGATACAGGCAGTCCGTAGGATGATTCCTAACTGCTGGTTCCACCCGAATGTAAAGCAAGGACTAGACGCCCTGCGTAACTATCGCCGAGAGTATGATGAGAAGCGCAATGTCTTTTATGACAAACCATTGCACGACTGGTCGAGTCATGCTGCTGACGCTTTTCGTTACCTTGCTGTTGGCATGAATCAAACATCTAACTGGAGCAAACCAATTACTCCAAATGTGAAATGGATCGTGTAAATGAATGAAGAAACCCTAAAAGGCATACTCGATAACGAGATAGACAACGCAATTGGCTATCTTGAGACCGAGACTACCGAGTCCCGTCGCAAAGCCATCCAGTATTACAACGGCGAGGAATACGGCAACGAGGTAGAAGGTCGCTCGCGTATCGTTACCCGCGAGGTGGCAGAAGCTATCGACGGTGCTATGCCTGCCCTCATGCGCGTGTTTACATCGTCAGATGAGGTAGTGGTATTCGAGCCAAACGGTCCAGGAGATGAGGACAAGGCCAAGCAAGCCACCCAGTATTGCAACTGGGTATTCATGCGGGACAACCCCGGAATCTCAATTCTGCACACCTGGATGAAGGATGCGTTGCTGTCCAAGGTGGGAACCGTCAAGGTTTACTGGAATGACGAGACCGAGGTCAACACCGAGACTTACGAGAACTTAAGCCAAGACGAGCTTGCGCTCCTGCTCTCAGACGGTCAGTTCGAGGTTGTAAGCCAAGAAGAGATCCAGATCGGGGAAGTACCTGCCCCCGCGCCTGCGTTCATGGACCCCAACGCCATCGCACAGGCAGAGCAGACAGAAGCTCCGGCGATGGTTCCGGTCTACGCCTACAACGTCAAGGTCAAGAAAACCGACAAGAAGGGTCGGGTTGTCGTTGAGAACGTACCGCCAGAAGAATTCATTGTCAGCAAGAAAACCATAGAGCTAAAGGACACGCCGTTTTGCGCCCACCGCAGGCTCGTCACACGCTCTGAACTGGTGGCGATGGGGTTCGACAAGGACGAAGTAGACGCCCTGCCGACATACGAAGATCTGACCTACACGCCTGAGCGCGTTGCCCGCTACTCCAACGGCGAGCAGCCGGATGATCCGAGTCTCGACCCGTCAATGCAGGAGATCGAGTGCTTTGAGGCTTATATCCGGGTTGACTACGATGAGGACGGTATTGCTGAACTTCGTCGCGTCTTTTACGCAGGACAAAACATCTTCGAAAACGAGGAGATCGACTACCTCCCGTTTGCCTCCATCTGCCCGATCCCACTACCGCACAAGTTCTTCGGTCAGTCATTGGCCGACCGGACGATGGACCTCCAGATTATCAAGTCCACGCTGACCCGTCAGATTTTGGACAATATGTACCTGACGAACAACGCTCGGGTAGTGGCCGTGGATGGTCAGGTCAACCTAGATGATCTGCTGACCGTTACTCCTGGTGGGGTTGTGCGCGTCAAGAATCCTGGCGCAATCCAGCAGTTGCCGGTTCAGGCAGTCGCAGGACAGTCGTTCCCGATGCTTGAATACATGGACAACATCCAAGCTAAGCGCACAGGTGTGTCCGACGCCTCACAGGGACTAGACCCCAACATTCTGCAAAACACGACTGCGGCTGCTATTGCCGCGATGCAGAACGCCGCTGGCTCCAAGATGGAGTTGATCGCCCGTATCTTTGCCGAGACAGGCATCAAAGACCTCTTTAGAAACATTCTGCACCTGCTGTGCAAGTATCAGGATAAGCAACGAGTTATCCGACTGCGCGGTCAGTTTGTCGCAATCGACCCCCGCGAGTGGAGCAACGAGTACGACATTTCGGTAAACGTTGGACTTGGAACCGGCAACCGCCAAGAGCAGATGGCTATGCTAGGCATGGTTTTACAAAAGCAAGAGCAGGTGCTCCAGCAGTATGGTCCGTCCAATCCGCTGGTATCTGTGGGTCAGTATCGGTCCACATTGGGTCGCTTTATCGAGGCCGCAGGGTTCAAGGACTCGTCGATATTCTTCCGCGAGATCACACCTGAGATGGACCAAGCACTATCCAGCCCGCCACCGCAACAGCAACAGCCAGATCCCATGATCCAGGCGCTGATGGCACAGACAGAAGCACAGATTCAGGCAATGATGGCAAAGGCCGAGGCAGACATCCAAGTCAAGCAGGAGAAGGCTATGGCCGACATCGCTCTGGCACAAGAGAAAGCCGCCGCCGAGATCCAACTCAAGCGGCAGGAACTTGCTGCCCAAACAAGCATAGACGCAACCGCCGCCGGTATCCGTGCGGTAAGGGGATAACATGGATTACGCAGAATTTCTGACCGGAGTTTATAGAGACCAACTGGGTCGTGCGCCGGACGAAGGCGGAATGACGTTTTACACCAAGGAGCTTACAAGCGGTGCTAAGACCGTTGACGACGTTATCCGCGAGATCAACCAGTCCATAGAAGGTCAGAACTTTGACACCCAGCTTGTGACCAGCGAGTACCGTACCGAGTTAGGTAGAAACCCAGAGCAAGAGGGTTATGCGTACTGGATGAGCCGCTTACAAAGCGACCCAACTCTAAACTCCAACAACCTAGAAGCGTTTATCCGTGGCGGTGCTGCTGGGACCGATGTCCAGCGTCTAGGTACAACCCCAGACCAGTACCTAGAGATCATATCCAACGCCCTAGAAGCCGATCCCTACGGTGGCCGGTATGCCACTAATAGCATTTACGATGTCGCACAAGGTGGCCCAGACAGTTTGCAGGCGCAGTTTGTAACGCCGGTAACCATGCGGCCTGTAAATTCTACTTACGACGCTAAGACTGGTCAGTTTATAACCACCGCAGGCCCTGACATCTTAGACGAAAACAGAATAGCCAACGCCATCAAGATCGCTACAAACTCGGGTGCTTTGTCGGTGCAAGATGCTCAAACCCTGATGAACGATTTATCTACTTCCAAAACAATGGAAGAAACCTACGCAGCCCTGTCCCGCCCAAAAGCAGGGGTTGTCGTAGACCAGTTATTTGGTATGCAGTTGGGCGAGGATGCAGACATTACAAAGGCTCGGGCAGAAGCTCTAAAACGTGCCAAAGCACTTCCAGATCCTGGTTACACCCCGTCTTATTTAATGTTTGGCGACGAAATGGTTAGGCAAAACATCACCAACCCGTTTGCTCCCAATGTTTACACGGCATCAACAAGATTTAACCCAGAAACGGTCGTGACACCCGAGAACTTTCCCGGCTTGCTGGCAAACACAGTAAACCGCTCCTTTGCTGGCTCTAACTTTGTTCCAACACCAATGACCCCGCAGTTCTACTCTGAGCGCGGTCTAGAGCAAGGGTTTATTCCGTTTGACGCTAAAGGAGCGCCGACCTTCCGCTCCGGCGTGGCTGGCTACATTCCGAACCTTCCGGTCGGGTTCCAGTTTGGTGCGCCTGTCGTACAAGCTCCAATTGATACATTCCTGCCAGGACAGTTTGACCCGAATGCCATTGGCTACCGAGATGGCAAGCCAATCGTTGAGCAAGAAATGATCCCCGGTACGGAGTTTGTAGACGCACAGGGAAGGATCGTCAGGATCACCCCAACACGCGCATCAGAAAACGAAGGTAATGCTTGATAGATAACCCAGTAGAGCGGGCCATAAACCTGCTCTCAAACGAGTTTTTTCAGGATGTTGTGCGAAAACAACGAGAGTTGTATATTCACAGCATTCTCAACAGTCCCGAGGATGCGGTAGATGCACGAGAGCGTGCGCTACTAAAACTCAGGGGACTGGATGAATTTATAGCGTCACTCGAATCCACCGCCAAGACAGCGGATGTGGTGAAGAAACGCTGGAAGATTTTATAACCAGGAGTCACAAATGGACGACACCAACCCGCAAGGGAGTGCAAAAACAGTAGACCAAGCCGCCGCCCAAATTTTCGGGATGCTTGAGCCACAACAGCCTGAAGAGGGCCAAGTTGAGGAGCAGGCAGCAGAGGAAACCGTAGAGGATTCCGAACCAGAAGAGATGGAGGCTTCCGAGGAAGTCCAAGAGCAAGAAGAGCCACCCCGCTACCGAGTCCGTGTGGACAACGAGGAAGTGGAGGTTACGCTTGACGAGCTAATGAAAGGATATTCCCGTACTTCGGACTACACCAAAAAGACGCAAACTCTAGCCGAACAACGTAAGGCGGTGGAAGCCGATCGGGGCCGGATAGAAGAAGCCGCCAAACTTCGTGATGCCTATGCCCAACGGTTGCAGATGGTTGAGCAAGTTCTCAACAGCGCACCCGAGGAAAATCTCGCAGAACTCAAAGAGACCGATCCGATTGGCTACGCCGTCAAGATCGCTGAGAGATCAGAGCGGGAGAAGCAGTTGGCCGCAGTTCGCCAGGAGCGTTTGAAGTTAGAACAACAAAGGCAAGCGGAGCAACAAGAACGCCTTCGCACCCAAATCGCCTCAGAAGCCGACAAACTTAGGTCGGCCATTCCTGACATGGCAGATGAGGTCAAGGGAGAAGTTCTCCGCAAGGAAATCAGAGACTTTGCCAAATCCATCGGGTTCTCAGAACAAGAACTCGCACAAGTCTACGATCACCGCGCCGTTGTCACTTTGTATAACGCTATGCAATGGCAGAAACTACAAAGCCAAAAGGTGTCTGCCACCAAAAAGGTCGCAGAAGCACCGAAGATGCTCAAGCCTGGTACGACTGGCAAACAGTCCACAGCAGAGCAAGACGCAGTTAAAAAGCTACAGCAACGGCTCTCCAAGACTGGTGACCGCCGTGATGCTGCCCGATTGTTAGAAAAATTCCTCTAAGGAGTAAAAAATGACTGTTCCTTCAAATACCTACTTGCGCTACACCTCGATTGGTGTGCGCGAGGACCTTTCTAATGTGATTTATGACATTAGCCCCACCGATACGCCCATTATGTCGTCGATCGGCAAAACCAAGGCTACCAACACCCTGCACGAGTGGCAGACCGATAGCCTGGCCGCTGCTACGACCAACAACGCCCTGATCGAAGGTGATGACGCTACTGCTGCTTCGCTGTCGCCCACGGTTCGTCTGACCAACTTTACACAGATCGTTGGTAAGACTGTTCAGATCTCCGGCACGCTGGAGGCAGTTGACAAGGCAGGACGTAAGTCTGAAAAAGCCTATCAATTATCTAAGGCCGCTTCTGAAATTAAGCGTGACATCGAGACCATCCTGACCGCCAACCAAGCCAAGACCAACGGTACGGCTACC